AGAAAGGAGGAATGCCTTTTTCAGCCATAATCTCAAACGTGACGCTAATCAACGGGTCCAAGAACTCAGTGTACAGGCGGCTCAGAATAGGAGCAGCAGCCATCAAGCCCTCCTGTCGGCGTTGAATGATCTCAGTAGCCGTCATACGGTCGCTGTCAGGCAGCTTGAGCTTGTCAAGGAAGAATGCTTTCTCAATACGTGCCTCTTGGCGTTCCAGCAACTGGTTGCCGATTACAGGGTTGGCTCCTGTTACTAGAGGTTTGATCTGGTCACGAGATCCTTGCCGAGTGTAGATAATCGATCCTGGGCTTGTTCTGATAGGGCCCTCAACGCCGTTGGCCGGCACTGTGATAGGCGGCCTGATGCCGAGCTCTGTAGCCTCCAAGACGGAGCGAGACAGGGCATTGGCGACCTTGATCCCGGGAAGAATCGACATGGCTGGAGAGCGGCCGTACGTCTCTTCTGGAGCCTTGGAGTACCGGGGTACCAAGAATGGCATCCTGCGATAACCACCTTTACTAACCAAATGCTTGTTATTGAGGTCGATGTACATTGAGGCATACTTCATATTGGTGTAATCCAACTTGAAGATGTCTCTGGTGTGCCGTCGATAGATTGCATGCACAAATTCAAGATCGCTGTCTTCGTCAAGAGAGCTAGTTGGTGCAGATGCACCCATCTCTTTGATTTCATCAAGCGTGTCAGGATGCAGGTTGTCGCCAAACGTCTTGTAGGCTTCACGCAGGTTCAGTCGGAAATACCGATAGCATTCAGTGATGTCGCCGTTTTCGTCCTCCACGATATAGAAGTCAGCCAGCCTACGAGCCTGAAAGACAGGTCCCAATGGTGTGTTGCGGACAAACATAACTCCGGTGCCGAAAGTCACAAGGTCAAGGTAAAGCTCGTGAGATGCGACAGCAAACTTGCTTCGCTGACTGTCGAACACGTCCATCATCATGCGACTTACCTCGTTGAGGTACCGCATAACAGACTCTTTTTTTGCGTCTTCTGGTTTGACTGGCTGCAGGTTAAACCACTTTGTGCTTGTGTTGGTCAACAGACCCGAAAGGGCCGCAGCAAAGCTTTCGGCAGCTTGTGGTGCAACATCGCTAAAGATCTTGGTTCTACGCTTGCTACCTTGTGTAAACCTCGTCTCAAATTGACGAGTTGGTAACACGTAGTCTGCAATCTCTTGCCAGTGGTGGTGCCAGTTGGCTCGAACGGCTTTAGCCTGCTCGAACTTGTGAATAATATCAGTAGGTTCCAACGCCCTGTCCTTCAAAGCCTTGTGTCAACAAGGTGTTTTGCATGCCGCCCATTTGGTTCTCACGACGAGCTTGCAAACGTCCCTGTTGCGATTGTTGCCGCAGTTCTTCAGGAGACAAGCCTTGTGGAGGAGCTGCAGTGGCGGGATTGGGGATGTCAACCAATCCAAGAACATCGTCAACAACCCATTCAAAAGCGTCACTAAGCCAACCCATTACTCGTTCTCCAAAATGTCAAACGGGTCATATTCTGAGTTATCCGCAAACTCTTGAAAGTACCCGTCAGCATCAGATTCAGACTGAGCGTATCGTAGCATCATAACGGCATATCTGGTAGCGGATTCGATGTCATCACGCTCAGCCACGATTTTTCCGTCTTTTCTGTGCAGCATCCGTTTTTCTTCAAACCACTGATCAAGGTGGCTGAAGACCTTGAATCTGCCAGTTTTCATACGCTCCAGAATGTCCATGGTGATCGGCTCTCGGGCCTGACCTCCACCTTTGTCATCGTCATATCTGGCAGATACGGGCAACATATTTGTGCCGTAATCTTCGTACTGGTCTTTCAACGCTTGGCCACCGCCTTTGTCCCGAATCATGCCGTCGTGAGGCCAGGCCACTGGGATCCACTGGCCCCTTCTTTGGATTGCGACGGAGTGGTAGGCAGCAGTCTCACCAGACTTGCGGTAGCAGTCAGTCACGTAGACCACATCCGCGTCAGGATCGTATGCGAGCCATGCAGCCCCTGCTGGGTGGTCGATGCCGAAGTCGATTCCGCAGATGCGTCGGAAATACGCCGGTATCTCGAAAGGCTGACATTTGATCTCTTCGTCTGGGACGTTGTATACCCCACCAGAACCCATAAGCGGCACGCCAGCTGCCCGTGTAGCCCTTTCGTGTTCTGGATATGACATCAAGAGTCGGTTTCGCTCCTGCTCGTTTAGGTGTGGTGAGTTGTCCCATGTAGCCGTGGCGTAAGAAATGCCGTCGCCGCCATCCAGAAAGTGCCGCACAATGTCTGACATCCCGAACAGAGGTGTCCGGGTAAACATCACAAGACCTTTTTTGTCTAGGACACGAGTTTGGCATTCGGTGAAAATGGCATGGTCAGTCGGCTCTTCGTCAAGCCATACCCCGTGCCGGCTCACACCTTGAAACTTGACGTTGCCCTGCTCGTAGGACTTGAATGCAAGTTCACTGATACCGCCAGTAGCATGTTCAACTTTGACTGTGTCGATGACGTTTTGCACGCCGCACTGTCTGAAGTCAACGTTTTTGATAGACCTTGCTGGTAGCCATCCGGTGCCATCTGGTTCCTTGGTACCAGGTTTCATGCTACCTAGCAGGGCAAATTGACATACGTCTCGCGTCAATTCGTTGGTAGGGCCGGCAACAATCCATGACGTTGGTTCGTCAAACCGTTTGCCTTGCCACCAGTCTGGATAAAGGCCAGTTAGATGTAATGCTACTTCAGCAGCAGCAGTTCGAGTCTTACCAGTTCGGTTGCCGGCAATGATTGCACGCTCAGGGTTGATCGACCCTTCATTGTGCCACTCAGCCTGCCAATCATAGGGACCACCTTCCGAACCTTCTGAGGCAAGTCCCCCGTACTCAGTTTGTATGCGATTTTCGGAGTGAGCTTTGTTTAGCTCCTCAATCAAACGCAATGCTTCTGCTTCTATATTCAACCTGTCAACTCTTCTCGACGGATATGTGCGGAGCCCAGCATGTATTGACCATCGGCTAATTCGCTGGTGCCACTAAATCCGTACATGGCAAATGGGTAGACGTTATGAGTAGCCCCGTCACCGTAAGTCCCCAAGGTAAAAGATTGAGTGTAATTGACTTGGTGATCAGTGATATTGGCAAGTGATTGCGCTTCTGAAATTACAAACGGAGTAGGTGTTTTTTTGTTACCAAGCATATCTGTCAGTGCATTGCTTGGATCGCCGGACCCCGTGCTCTGGTTATTGACGGTGCCTGATGCAAGACCACATGCCAACTTTCCAGAGCGAACGCCATTCTGGGCAAGAGCTTTGATATAGTTCACGAGCTGCCAATGGATGTGGTAAGTGCCAGATTTCAAAGTTATGGAGTGATCTGTAGTATTTACATTCGAGCACCATGATGGCAACGGAGCAGTCGAATCGCCAATTTTAAGGCCGACAGCATGATTTTCATAATTTTGCTGCCCACCAGCTGGATTTGTGTCTGAACCATAATCACAAGTTACCTTAGATTGGCCATCACCGTTGTAGCCAAATGTGAGATTCATCTCTTCAGCAGCCAAACTAGTAATTTGACTAAGGTTCACTGCATCTTTACTGGATACACCGTTTTCAACATTTTTAAGACGGGTGTCTCCTCCAGTTGACCCCCCAAAATCGACTGCAGCATCCTGGATATCAATAACCTTTTGGCCATTAACAAAGAGTCCCATCGAGTCAGAAGCCTGGCTTGCAGCTCGGGTTGACCTGATACCTGTAGTCATTGCAGTTTCGTTACGGACTGAGAACTTGATGTCGTGGTCATCACCTGAGTTTCTTGCTGGACCCATGATGCACAAGCCAGTGTGGTCTGCGGTATCTGACTGAGCAAGCAAAACTGTGTTTGATGGCCCTGAAGAGGGGTTTGTAACACTGCTGGTCTCTTGTACGTGCAAGCTGCCTTTTGAGTTAGTGCAGTCAATATTGACACCCACGCCGCCTGATTGTGCTTTGATGTGCCCGTCGTTTTGGATCTGCAGGTCATCAGTGACTGTGACATCGCCTGCAAATC